TTTGACCCTGATCAATTTGCTTATTGGGTTAAAGAACTTAAACCTTTTGAATATGTTATTCCGGATGTTTTAGAAGATACTGCTGGTACCTGTATGTCAATGGATAACTTCTTGTCAAAATATTCTAATCTTCCAGGCCGTAAGATCGGTGTTGTACAGGGCAAAACTTATCAAGATATTGTTGATTGTTACAGATATGTAGCCCCTAAAGTTGATAAAGTAGCTATCTCTTTTGACTATTCATATTATCTTGATAATTGTGATTGGTCTCAGATTAATGTTCCTGGGTTTGTTAAGAAGCAAGAAGACAATAAATGGCTCAAATATGCTGTTGGCAGAGTTAAATTACTTGATGATCTTTATGACGACGATATTCTTAATGTTGATAAACCACACCACCTTCTTGGTGCTTCTTTACCTTGGGAGTTTGCACTTTATTCTGAAAACTTCCTATCAGAGTACATCGAAACTGTTGATACCTCTAACCCCATCGTTGCAGGTATTCTTGGTAAGAAGTATGAGCCTGAATATGGCTTGTCTGAGAAGTGGTCGGTAAAGCTTGTTGACTTTATTGATGCTGAATTGACTACACAGCAAATCTACGATTCATTCTGGAACATTACACAGTTTAGAAAGCTATGCCGGTAAACAAACGTAACTGGGTTACATTCTTTTCGCAGACGGGATCTGAAATTTATAAAATCTCAAAACAGATTGACAGAATTCCTGATGTAATTGTAACTAATAAACCTAAGAGTAAAATTTTAGAAATTAATTCTAATCTTATTGATGAGTATGGAGCTAAGTTTGTATGGTTACCACCCAAACCAACCGTATTAGAATATATCAATGCTATTCCTCCAAGCTCATTTGTAACCTTACATGGATGGTTGAGAATTATTCCACCTGAGATCTGCGATATGTATGAGATGTATAATCTGCATCCAGCACCTATTCACCTTGAAGGTTATGACAAATATAAAGGCAAAGACCCTCAAGTAAGAATCTTTGAAGATAAAGCAAAATATTCTGGCAACGTTATTCATAAATGTATTGCAGAACTTGACGCCGGAGAAATTTTAGCGAAAAATGAATTTGATGTAAGTGGTTTTGACCTGGATTTAGTTTTTAAACTAACTCATTCAAAGGCTACAGAACTTTGGTGTGGCTTTCTACAAAATAGAATTTAATATAGACAACTATGAGAGTTTCATTTACAGGTGCACAGAGTACAGGTAAGACTACTTTGTTGAATAAGTGTAAAGAAATCTACAAAGATTATAAATTTGTAGATGAGGTAACTCGTTATGTTCGTCGGACGTATGATGTAAAAATTAACGAAATAGGTGGTACTGAAACTCAACTTTATATTCTTGCAGAACATATTAAGAATCATCTTAGAACAGATGAAAACTTAATACTCGATCGTTGTATTCTCGATGGTTATGTTTACACAAAGTATCAAGTTAATCAAGGTAAAGTATCACATAGTGTGTTAGAAGCTTTTAATGGTGCTTATAATGTTTTAATGGATAAGTTAGATTTTATTTTTTATACAGATCCGTCTGATGTTAAACTTGTAGATGACGGAGAACGTTCTACAGATTCTAAATTTAGAAATGAAATTATTGAATTGTTTGAAGATTTAATTACGTATAAGATGGCACCTAAGAATAAAGAAAAGATTGTTCGGTTAAAAGGTACTGTTGAAAAGAGAATGCAGATAATAGAAAAATATCTCAAATGAACAGTGTTCAATACATTGGAGCCACTTTAACAGGGGTAGCAGCTATAGCTACAGCTTCAGTTACTGTATATACTACTCTTAAAGATACAAAACATCAACTAACAATCAACGAACCTTCAGCAACACTTATAAGAACAGGTGAAATTTACGATAAAGATGGTTGGACAAATTTAAGACAACTACCAACAACAGATTCCGGAATTTTAACAAGACTTGCAAATAATGTAGAAGTCACTATAATAAGTGATTCTGGTAATTGGTTTCAAGTTCAAACAAAAAACAATATTACAGGATTTGTTTATAAAGAAAATATTTTAGAAAAATGAGCACAACTAACTTAAACGATATCGCTTCTAAATCATTAGGGTCTTCAGCGTCTTATGCTGTATATACAGATCGTTTTGATTCTTCTCTTCTCAACCCAATGCCTAGAAAACTAGCCCGGGAAGGTTGGGGCATTAAGGGTAATGAATTTGTAGGTTACGATACATGGCACTGTCACGAAGCTACATTTTTGCTTAATAATGGAGCACCTGTCGCCGGTACTTTAAAATACACCTACTCCTCAGATTCAAAGTATATGGTTGAATCAAAGTCTGCTAAACTCTATCTTAACACATTTGATATGTGCAAGATGGGTCAGTCTGTGGACACTGCTATTTCAAATTACGAACAACAAGTTAAAACCGACCTTGAACAAGCATTAGAAACAAGCGTTGATGTTAAATTTTTTAAATCAGGAGATGAAATTAACGAAATATTTCCAATGACTGGTTATATTGATCTTCAATCCTTTTTAGGTAAAGATATAGAAACTATCGAGATTACTGATTACAATGCTGAGCATAATCATCTACAATTTGAAAAAGCAAACTATTCTGGTTTTGGTTATTCAATTAAAGAAAATAAAGCGCTATACGCAAATAAATTCTTTACAAATGCATTGAGATCCCGTTGCCGACATACTAAGCAGAAAGATACAGGTGCTGCTTATATTTCTATTAATACATTAGATTCTGTTGTAAGACCTGAGTCACTTTTTAAACAGATCGTTTCATTAAGAGAGGTTAACGAATTTCATGAGTTTTGTGCTGAAAAGCTTTATACCGAAATTATGAAATGTCCTGAAGTTGAATCTTGCGCAGTAACTCTACTTTATTCGCGTAGAGGTTCATTAGATATTAATCCATGCCGAGCCACATCTCATGATATGTTGCCGCCGGTGCTTATTAACCCAAAATATTACACTAAAAAGGCCATGGGTCAGTAGATTTTTAAAATCTTTAGAATTAATATATCTTTATGAGTAACACAGAAAATAAAATTGTTGTATTCTTCGACACCGTCGGTAGAACTATCCTCGGGGAAAGAATTGATGCTGAAACTAATGATGGTGTTTTAGCTATTAAAAACCCTGCTGTGGTACATATTGTACCAAATCAGCAAACCGGTCAACTCCAACTTCAAATTCTTCCTTTATTCTTTAAAGAATTTTTGGCAGATAAAGATGCCGGGACACTCTGGAAATACAATCGTAAAAATATCACTGAAGCTGTTGATATTACGTTTGATTTTAAACTTGAAGCACAATATCGTCAAATTTTTGTGGCAGGGCCTGCTCCCGCAACCCAACAAAAACAAGGTACACCTGAAGTAGTTAAACTTTTTGACGAATAATCAGTTGCATTCCTATAGAGGTCATTCACAATAGAGGTATGGCTAAAAAAGACGATCCTCTTTCCGGGCTTAAAGATATCTTTAAAGCAGTTGATGACCTTAACCCAGATGCAGCTATTCTTGATGCATCGACATTGTCAACCGCTGATGATTGGATTGATACAGGGTCTTATGCCCTCAATGCAATTATCAGTGGTTCGATGTATAAAGGTATTCCAGTAGGTCGTATTACAGGTTTTTCAGGTCCTTCGATGGCCGGTAAAACCCTTATCATGAATAAGATTATGGCTAATGCCCAGAAGAAAGGGTATATTGCCGTAATTTGGGATTCTGAGGTTGCTGTTGATAAAAAAGGTGCACAAGCTGTTGGAATGGATCCAACCAAGACAAAATACTACCCTGTTGAAACTATTGAAGATTGCCGTAATCAGATTTGTACTTTTCTTGACAACGTCATTAAAGCTGATAACCCTGATCTAAAGTTTATTGTTTCCATTGACTCTTTAGGTAACCTAGCATCAGCTAAAGAAATTAGAGATACGGCATCTGGTAAAGATGCTTCTGATGTCGGTCAACGCGCTAAAGCTATCAAATCGATGATGCGGGTATTGACCTACAAAGCTGCAAAAGCACGGGTACCGATTCTTTTCTCAAACCACGTCTACGACTCAATGGAGATGTTCCCTACATTAGTTAAGACACAATCAGGAGGCAAAGGCCCGATTTATCTTGCCTCTGTTTTAGTA